TAGGTTTCGCCTCACATTTATCTTCACTTACAGCCACACCGATCCGCTAAGTGGGTCCAGCGTGAGGCGAAAGGCCCCCAGATCGACCGGCCTACCGGCCCTCCCTGGATCGATTTGCCAGCCGCCAAGGCCCCCCGGTCGCGGGGCCCCATCCCTTGAGCGTGCTGCGGCCCGATCAGGGGGCGTCAAAATTTTGGCGGCTGCCCGAAACCGGGGCCGGTTGTTGAATCGGGTTGATTCTTTTCTGGATTCAACAGAGAAGGGCCAAAAATCAACCATTCGGGCTGAAACAATCAAAAAAAATCAATCACATGGCTGGGGAAACGGTCGAGATTCAAGAGCGGGTGCCGAAGCCGAAGGGGGGCAAGCGGGCGGGGGCGGGGCGGAAGCCCGGCTGGAGCCGGAAGCAGGACGCCTACCTGAATGGGGTGCTGGCGGGCGTGCTGCCCGTGGAGACGCTCACGAAGGATGCGGCACGGGAGTTTACCCGTCGGACGATCATCGAGGGCCTCGCGCCGCTCCTGCGGGCGCAGCTTGCCCATGCCCAGGGCATCGGCCACTGCTACACCCGAGACAAAAACGGGAAATTTAGCCGGGTGGACAACCTCGACAAGATCGATGAGCTGCTGATGACCGGGACGGAAGGCGAGCACTTCTTCATCTTCGCGAAAGACCCGTCAGCGGTGGCGTTCAAGGAGCTGCTGGACCGCGCGCTGGACAAGCCGAAGGAGCAGGCGCAGGAGGTGCATGTGACCGGCGAGATCGAGCTGTTCACGCGCCTCGCCGCCGCCCGGCAACGCGTGATCGACGTGACCACGACGCCCGCCCTGCCGTCCGTCGAGCCGAGCGAGCCGTAATGGTTGGGCTCACGGGCCAGAAAATATCTCAGCCGCTGACGATTATCTACATCCTTCCACAGGTATCCACCTTGACAACCGCATGGCGATAGCCCCGGCGAAGCTCAACGCGGCCGACCTCGAACTGGCCGAGCTGGTCAGTAGCTGCTACCACGACCCGCTGCGCTTTGTGCGCCTCTGCTATCCCTGGGGCGAAGTGGGGCCGCTCAAGGACCACGCCGGGCCGGATGTCTGGCAGGTCGAGCTGCTCCAGGCCATCGGGGCCGCCGTGCGGGCGAATGCCTTCGACGGCCTCAACGCCGTGCGGCCGGTGCGCTGCGCCGTGTCGTCCGGCCACGGTATCGGCAAGAGCACCGTCCAGGCCTGGCTTGTCAATTGGATCATGTCCACGCGGCCGCACGCGCAGGGCACCATCACCGCCAACACCAGCACCCAGCTCCAAACCAAAACCTGGGCGAGCCTCCAGGTCTGGACGAAACGCTGCCTGACCGGCCACTGGTTCGTCATCAACAGCGAGCGCCTCTATCACCCGAGCGCGAAAGAGTCGTGGTTCTGCACGGCGCAGACCTGCAAGGAAGAAAATTCAGAAGCCTTTGCGGGCCAGCACGCCGCCAGCAGCTCGTCGTTCTACATCAACGATGAAGATTCCGCCGTCCCGGATGTGATTCACGAGGTCGAAGAGGGCGGGCTGACGGATGGCGAGCCCTTCCAGTTCCTCTTCGGCAATCCGACGCGCAACAGCGGCAGCTTCTACGAAGCCTGCTTCGGCCGCAGCCGCGACAAGTATCTCGTCCGCATTGTCGATGCCCGCGATGTCCGCTTCACCAACAAGAGCCTGATCGCCGAATGGATCGAGGAATACGGAGCCGATTCCGACTTCGTGCGCGTGCGCGTCCGAGGGCTGCCGCCCGCCGCCAGCGATGCCCAGTTCATCGACGCCACGCGCGTGTATGCCGCGCAGAAACGCCAGGTCAGCCCGCTGCCGGATGAGCCGCTCATCGCAGGCGTGGACGTATCCGGCGGCGGCAGTGCCTGGACGGTGTGCTGGTTCCGGCGCGGCCAGGACGGGAAGTCACGGCCCCCGCTCCGGCTGACCGGCGAACAGACCAGGGACCGCAGCAAGCTCGTCACCATGCTGGCCGAGACGTTGTCGGATGAGACCGTCGAGCGCAAGGTCCACACGATGTTTGTCGATTCCGCCTTCGGCAGCCCCGTGGTCGAGCGCCTCCACAGTCTCGGCTACAAGAACGTCCACGAGGTCAACTTCGGCGGCCCGAGCCCAGATCGCCACCAGGGCAACCAGCGCGCGTATCAGTGGGCCAAGCTGAAAGACTGGTTACTACGCGGCGCGATTCCGAAAGACGCGCGCCTCGAAGCCGATCTGACCGGGCCGGGCTTTCATCTCAACAGCAAAGACCAGCTCGTGATCGAATCGAAGGATTCGATCCAGAAGCGCGGCCTGGCGTCACCCGATGATGCCGACGCGTTGTCGTTGACGTTCGCGCAACCGGTCGGCGTGTTCAAGAAGGCGCGCACGGCCGCGTTTGCAACCCCGCAGAAATGGGCAGGCGTGTGACACTGCCGCCGGAGGCGACTCGATGCCACCGTTAGTCTTTACCGTCTGGACGCTGATCGTCCCGTCCAACACCGTCGATCTGCCCGGCGGCCTGACCGCCGGGCTCTGGGTCGGCGCGCTCGGCGATGTCGCCGCCGTCATGCAGAACGGCACCGTGGTCGTGTTCGCGGCCGTGCCCGCAGGCACCTGGCTGCCGCTCGCCGTGCGGCGCATCAATAGCACCGGCACGAGCGCCACGGGCGTGGTCGCGCTGTATCGCTGATGGCCGACTACGGCGCGCCGGGGACGACCACCGGCACACGCGCGAAGAAAGACCTGCACGAGACGGCGCTCGCGCGCTTCCGCATGTGCAGCGACGCGTTCCGCGAGCAGACCGACCGCGAGCGCGACGACCTCGCGTTCCAGATTCCGGAAAATCACTGGCCGAGCGACTGGCAGGACGCGCGCAAGGGCCAGATCATCAACGGCGTCCCCGTGCCGCCGCGCCCGATGTTGAGTATCCCGAAACTCGATCAGACGTTTCAGATGCTCGACAACCAAATGCGGACGGCGAGTCTCGGCATTCAGATCCACGCCGAAACCGACGACGCCGACGAAGCCACGGCCCGCATCATTCAGGATTTGTATCGCCACATTGAGACGACCTCGCGCGCCAACCTGGCGCGCAACTGGGCGTATCAGCGCGCCTACAAATGTGGTCGCGGGGCCTACAAGATCGACAAGGTCTACGACCTCGATTCGCCCGTCCCCGGCGACCAGAAGATCGTCATCAAACGCCTCCTCGATCAGAGTTGCGCGCTCTTCGATCCGTTCGCGACCGAGCCGGATTTTTCCGACATGCGGTTCGCGTTCGAGACGACGTGGATGCCCGCGAGCCTCTACGAGGACAAGTATCCCGACAGCAAGTTGACCGGGATGGGCGGCGGCGAACTAGAGGCGCTGTCGATTCAGCAACCCGACTGGGTCACCAACGACGAGGAAGGCCGCGCGTATCTCGTCGCGGGCTACTGGTGCGTGCATGTCACGAAAGCCGCGCAGGGCGAGACGCGGCACGTCACGTATACCGTGCTCAACGCGGTGGAAATTCTCGAGCCCGAGACCGAGTGGGACGGCAAATACATTCCGCTCGTCCCCGTCATCGGTCGCGAGCTGATTCCGTTTGACGGCTCGCGACGCTGGACCGGCGTCATCGGGCCCGCGAAAGACGGCCAGCGGCTCTTCGATGTCGCCGCCAGCAACGTGGTCGAGAAAGTGGGCCTCGACACGAAAGCCCCGTGGATTGCGGCCGAAGGCCAGGACGAAGGCCACGAACTGGAATGGCAGATGAGCGCGGTGCGGAATTTTCCGATGCTCACCTACAAGCCGGTGATGATCCAGGGGCAGCCGGTGCCGCCCCCGGCAAAAAACACCAGCGGCGTGAACATCAGCGGTGACCTGCAGCTCCTGCAGCTCGCGGGCGGCTTCATTCAGGACGCGACGACCACCGTCGATCAGTCCCGCCTCGAATCGCTCGCCAAGTCGCGCGTGGCGCATCAGACCATCGGCACGATTGCCGGAGCCGGGGAAGCGAGCCGCAGTGATTTTCTCCACAACTTCGTGGACATCTCGCTGCCATATGAAGCCCTGGTGATTCTCGATCTGATTCCCAAGGTCTACGACCGGCCCGGCCGCGTGATTCGCATTCGCAGCGCCGACAACAAGACGCGCGGCGTGATGATCAACTATCCGTATACGCAGCAACCGGGCGGCAAACCGCAGCCGGTGCCGCCGGGGATGCCGCCGCCGCCCAACGCGCAGTATCACGACCTCTCACGCGGCGTCTACGGCGTGGTCGCGACCGTCGGCCAGGGCTACGCGTCGGCGAATGAAGCGCAGAGCGCGCAATACGCGGATCTGTTCAAGGCCGATCCGCAGGTGATGCCCGCGTTCCTGCCGTTTTTCCTGCGCGCGAACAACTTTCCGCCCGAAGCCGTCGAACGCGCCGAAAAGATGGTGCCGCCGCAACTCCAAGATCAGCCGCAACAGTCGCCGCAGCAGCTCCAGGCCCAGATCGGCCAGATGCAGACCTCGATGCAGCAATTGCAACAGCAACTGCAGCAGGCGAATCAGGCGCTGCAGACCGATCAGGTCAAAGTGCAGGGCGACATCCAACGCGCGCAGATCACGGCCGACAAGGACATCCAGATTCAGGTCATGCGCGACGCGACGCAGATCGCGGTCGCGAAAATTCAGGCCGCCGCGCGCGGGGCCATTGTGCAGATGGAAGCGCAGAACGAAGCGACCGCGCTCGGCCTCCAGCATGTGTTCGACGCGCAGGAGTCGCAATACGACCGCGCGCACGAAGCAGGCTTGTCAGCCGCCGATGCCTCCGGCGCGCTCGCGTCGGCGCAGGACGACCGCGCGCATCAGGTCGGCATGGCGGCTGCCGCCGCCGCGCAGGCGCGCCAGGGCAGCGAGGATGACCGACTGCATCAAGGGGCCATGGCCGCGAATCAGGCCGGGCATGAAGCCGGAATGGCGGCCGCGCAGCCGCCACCGCTGCCAGCGCCAGGCGGGCCGCCACCGGGACCGGAGCCGCCGGAGTAGCGCATGGACCTGATCCGCATGGCGCGGCACATGGTCGGCGAGACCGACGATCCGCACGAAGTGTCCACGGGCGACAACGGCGTCACGGTCCACTTCTACAACGACGAGACGCCGACGCAGGTGTCGTTGACGCTGCCGGAGGCGCAGGCGCAGCTCCCGAAGGCCACGCCCGTCGAGCCGCAGATGTCGCCGCTGGCGGCCGCCAACGCCCGCTACGACGCGCATCCGCCGCAGATGCAGACGGCCGGGGAACAACCGCTGCTCGCGCGCATCGCGGCCGTGTATCGCGACCAGGGCCCCGAGATCGCGCGGGATCTGCTGCGCGGCCTCGTGCGCGGCGGGAAAGAAGGGCTCGCGCAGGTCGCGCAGGGCACGGCCGATCTCGTCACGAAGGGCCCCGTCGGCATGGCGACCGACTTCGGCCTCAATCAAGCGCCGCAGCTCGTGGAGGCCGCGACACGCGCCAAGGCCCAGACGCGCACGCCAGGCGGCCGCGCCGAGATGACCGACGCGGCGCTGCGATGGTTGAACGATCCGGCGAACCTGGGCCGCGTCAGCGGGAATCTGCTCGCGACCGCAGGCACGATGAAGGTGTTGACGCCCGAGAACCTGGCGGCGGTGATTGCGTCCGAAGAAACCGGCGCGGTGCGGCTGCGGCCCGGCGGCGGCACGCTCGGGGAGAGCGCGACACGGGGCGGCGCATCGGTGCGCGCGGCACGGGCGGCCGCGAAAGCCGACGCCGAAGCGGCCGCGCTCGAAGCGGCCGAGCCCGCGCCTGCGCCGCCGGATCCGCTCGCGGACCCGACGCTGCTCCGCAAGTATCCGCAGACCGCGAAAGCCCTCCGCACGCACGGCACGCCCGTGACGCTCGAAGGCACGAATCGGTCTCTGAGCGCGCGGCTTGACCGCATGGTGAACGACATCTATCAGCGCACGTTGAAGCTGCCCGGCACCACGACGTATCCGCTGACCGGCGAAGTCGAGTTGCCGTCCAACAGCGCATGGGGCCAAGGCGGCCCGGTCACGAACACGGGCACGATGATGGGCAAATACAGCAACCAGAGCGGGAAGACGCCTGCGATCCCGCTCGCGCAGTTCAAGCCCGCCGACGTGCGCGACTTCCTCGAAACGCACGCGGACACGTTCGCGAAAAACCCCAAGCTCACGCTCGGCACCTGGGTGGAGACCGACAAGGTGACCGGCGCAAAGACAGTGTTTCTCGACGTGGCGAAGAAACACGAGACGGTGCGGCAAGCCACGATGAACGCCTGGGCGCAGAAACAACCGCCGACGACCGTCCGCGATCCGGTCACCGGTCAGTGGCCGCTGCCGCAGAAGGCCGGATTCAATCTGGAAACCGGCGACGAGCCGACGGTCGGCAACCTCGCCGAATATTTGCGGAGCGACGACTTCAAGCAGCGCCTCGACACAATGTATGCCCACGGCACGCCGCTGATGAATGGCGAGAAGTGGTGGCAGCTCGCGGGATCGAGTCTCGAACGCGTTTACGGGAAAGAGCGGATCAAGCAGCTCGCGGGCTCGCTGGCGGCCACGTCGCCCGGCACGCCGCCCGTGCATAACCTGCGGGCCGCGACCGAGTATATGCGCCGTCTCATCGCGCAGGAACCGCTCGTGCAACCAGAGTTTCGCATTCCCCAGACGGCCGTCGGCTCGCTCGAAGGCCACATGGGCGGCGTGGTCCCTGGTGATTTCAATTCACCGGGTAAGAAGATGCCCATGGAAGTCGCGCGGGTGGATAACCTGCGCCGCGTCGAGCAAGGCCAGGGCGAGAAGCTCCAGCTCGACAAAGTCAACGACATGTATCACGCGCTGATCGGGGAGCCGGTCGGCGTCTACGACCGGCACTACGCCAAGCTCGTGGAGAACTGGGAGAAAGGCGTCTACGCGGAGACCGAGAGTAACAAGCTCGAAGGGTCGATGCTGCCGGAGAAGGAGGCGCTCGCGGGCGAGAAAGGCAAAGTCAGCTCCTACGCGC